GTGTTCCAAACCAGCCTACATAAAGACGGTTGTTAGTAGAAGTAACCCAGTCACAAAACTGGTCCCAGGCATTCTTCTGCTGTAAAGCAATTGTTGCAGTCATTTAAGTTTGTCTAGGAAAGTATAAGAATACTTCACCCTATTACCTTTAATCCCCCAGCCCAGCCAGTAGTAGGCTGAGTTCATGTAATAGGGGAGTTGTTGGTAAGGCGTTTGAAATTCAGCAAGCTCGGCACGGAACCGAAGCTCGTTAATCATGTAACGGGTTTGACCTTTCAAACTACTTGGATCGCATCCGTATTTTTTACAGAATCTGCCGAGCCCATGATAACGACGCGGCGATGTCCATTGGATTAAACCGTACCCGCCACGAAGGCAGCGATCGTAAGGAACGATAGCGCCACCCTCGCAAACATTGGGACGGAAGTTTGACTCCTGTTGAATGTTACCCATGATGACCGCCAGGGCAACAGGATCTGTAATATCCGCTTTAACTTGCAGCTGTTCTAGAACGTATTGTTGTGCTGGGGTACAGGTGGGACATTCAATCATAGTAATCAGAACTTATACTTCACACCAACTTTGGTGCCGTAGGAGTTAACAGTGTCAGCAGCAAAGCTGATTTCACCGTACACATCAAGCTTCTCACTTGCAGCAACCGAGCCGCCAGTCTTACCAGTGAATTTGGTTTCTGCTTCACCGCCATCAGGCGAGATCACAGAAGGACCAGCTTGGATGTAATAACCAAGCACACCAGAGGAACCTTCGTAACCAACGTGGAAGTCAGTAGAGGTACCGCTGTAGTCAGAACCGGTAAAACCAGAGTTAGCTTCCACATTAGCATAAGGACCAGCGAATGCGGGAGCAGCAGCAATCAGGGTTGCGGGGAGGATAGCAAGGAATTTCATTTGATTTTGAGTTTGTTTTTCTTAGCAGTTTTAGCGGAGCGTTTAAAGTTAGCAGCCGTGGGCGCTCCTTTAGACCCAGGCTTTCTCATTTTTTCACCACTGCCAGCAGCGATACGCTTACGTTTGGCGTGGATGTTTGCATAAAGACCAGGTTTAGCCATTACTTTTTCTTGCGGGATTTACCAGCTTTACTCATGGCAATAGCAACCGCTTGCTTTTGAGGGTAGCCTTCGATCTTCAGTTGTTTGATGTTAGCAGAAACTGCTTTCTTAGACTTACCCTTCTTAAGCGGCATTACCAGATACCAGGAATAATTTGACCAGTCAGCGCGTAAGCGCCAAGAGCAGCCATGACGCCAAGCATAGCAAGGCGACCGTTGAGCTGCTCAGCTCGTTCGTTGTGTGGGACACCGTAGGGATGATCAGACATAATAAGGGGTGGCTCTTTAGCCCAGATGTTAGTGTCGTTCATTAGAATTTAAGATCGGATCGGGCAAGTTTCTGCATGATCTCATCACGATATGCAGGATCACGATCATATTTTGGATCGGACATTGCCCGGACTACCTCTGCTTGACTCTTGAATGTGTCAGCAGGAGCTGCAGCTTTACCTTGAATCATTTTACCTTCGTAACCGTTTGCGTCTGTGTAACGTGCCTGAAGACCAGCAAGTGCCAAGTTAATGGCAGCAACGTTACCAGAATCAACAACGTTATCAAAGGCTTGAATCTCAGCTTCAGAGAAATTTTGTGCTGCCCAACCAACAAGTTGTTGATAAGCAGCCTCACCACCTACAGAGTTTTGGATGGTGTTGATGTCAGATTGAGTAAGCTCAGCACCTTGAGGTGCATCCATTGCAGGAAGACCTTGCTCATACTCAAAGTATGCTTGGATCAATTCCTTGGATGACATTTTCTCAAACTCAGCCAAGGTCTCAGCACTCAGCTCACCTTTAGAATTAAATTCTTCTGCAGCCTTACTGATAGCTTCGATCTGTGAAGAATACTCAGAAGGTTCTTGCTGCTGTTCCTCAGCTTGAGGTTCAGGAGCTTCACCTTCTCCATCACGTGAACCAAGTTTCTTTTCAAGTTCGATGTAAGCTTTCTCAAGCTCTTGTGCATCTTTGTACTTTCCAGCCAACCGAGCATTAGCTTGGTTGATCATCTCTTCTCCAATAGCCAGAGACTCAGCTTGGTCGGCTTCCATGGCACCGACAACTTCGGGATCACCAGCTGGATCGTAAGATAAAATTTCTGCCATAATTATTGCATTGGTGGGATGACTTCCTCACCCATTACCGCGTTGACAGTTTCACCTGCCATCGGATTTTTGGATGGATCAGCCAGGGGGGATTTAAGCATTTGACCTGCTTGCTGCATCATTAGTTGATCTTCTTGTGCTTGTGCAGCATCATCTTGTTCTTGTTGAATCTGGTCCATAGACTTAACAAGGTTCAGTACGTCGATACCTTGTGCAGCTGCCAGACGCTTGATAGCTTCGTCAGCATTGATGTATTGCATCAGTGCCTCAGGTCCAAGTGTCTGAGCAATGGTCATGATGAAGGCAGTGAGAGACTCACGATCTTGACCACGGCCAAGAGCATTGATACCTGCAACAATAGTAGGGTTGACCAGATCTTTAGGAATACGTGGGAGTTGTCCACTGCGTTGAAGAACCAGCATTTTGCGGTTCAGATAAGGAAGAAGGAACTCAACAGTCAGCAAGGAGAATAGACCGCCAAGCTGTTGTTCAAGTTCAAGTTGAGTAAGGCGAACCTCTTCAGCAGTGGTCCGCTCGGACTGCCTCACATTAAGAATGAGGAATGCCTCAGACAACCGACGCTCAAGCTGTTGCATCATCACCATAGCAGTGTTGAAGTCAGCAGTCTTACCCACTTGGATAACACCGATGTCTTCGGGACGACCTTGAACGATCGCACCGTTGCCTGCCTTCGCCAGCGTTTGGGCTTTAGTCGTGCTTGAGGGTGATACCACGAAGACGACCTTAGCAGCCGCTGCAGAGCCTTCTACGAGGGACTGGGAGAGTGCATCAAGCGACTTAAGATCTCCCAAGAATTCCTCAACTCTACCCCGTCCATAGTTTTCGCCATCGACAGAATTGAAGCGCAGTACAAGCCAAGGACTAGCATCCTTTGGAGCTTTGCTATCGGAGCCTGGAATCTTTTTACCATAGACTTCCTGGTGCCAAACCCAACGATTGTTGTCGAGAAGTACATGAGTATAAACTTCTACGTCATTCTCATGGGAGAACCCTTCGTCCATAACAGGACGAGGCTCTTTAATGATCTCAGGAGGTAGAAGGTTTTTGTTAATAAGTTCTTTGGTTACGATCTCAATTACGTTACCATTGCCATCTCTATCGACAACGTAACGGTTGATTGGGTAATGCTTCAACCCTTCCTTACCCATGTAGATCAGTGCATTACCACCAACCACCAGATGCTTGAGAGCCTGGTGAACAACGACACGATCACTGGAAGCAGCAATCGATTCCATCACCATACGCTCGATCTTAGCAAAGCTCAGGTCAAGCTCAGAACGGATTTCAGCAGGCAGTTCTTCGCCTAGCTTATCATCACGTACCTGAAGCTTGAAGAACGTAGTTTGAGGGGGCAGGAGGGACAGCATCAACTTGGATGCCAATGTCACTACACCCTTTGCACCTACGGATTGCCAAGGTTGACGGAGGGATTGATGGGTAACACGGAACTCATCACGTTGGATGAGGTAAGGAATGGTGAGCTTTGAACACTCAACCGCTGTGTCTAGAAATTGAGAACGATAGCTGGATAGATGATCGTACCTGCTTTTAGCGTTCATTTAATTAACCAATGTTAAGACCACCACCGGCGCCACCGCCGATGTTAAGGGGGATACGAAGAGCAGCAAGTCCACGTGAAAGACCTTTGACGGTACCACGAGTAGACCGTGCTGTGCGAACACCAGTGCGGGATGCATCCAGTGTACTTTGAATAGGACGAGGCGGTGCATCAGGAGTCATGGACTCAGCAAGATCCCGCATACTTTGAATCTGTTGACGCTGACGTTCTGCCGCAGCCTCTTGAGCAATCCGCATAGCTGTGGCATCAATGCCAGCCTGACGTTTAGCCTCTTCTCGTTTATGTTCTTGTCGGCGTGATGCGCCCATGATTAAGAATCCTCATCAAGTCTGTTTTCGATCCACTCTACAACACTACGTTGTCCAGCACGATACATGATGTGCCCAACGCTTGTGTCAGGAGTGGGGTTGACGGGTGGAAAGACATCTTCTAGTTCTTCTAAAAGACGTCTCACGTCTAACCTTAAGTTAGGCGTATTGGGGTAGATTGGGGTTTGCATGTTCAAAGAACGCTGGCATACGTGCTCGTCGGGTGTCAGCAAGCTCAGGCGCTTTACCTTCGTACATCAGGCGATCACTGGAATCCAGCCAAAATTTTTTGTTTAGATATTTATTAGGATTGTTAGCCTTAAGTGGCTGCATAATCCAGTTAATAGTTGCTTTACGAAGTTTATCCAACGAGGGAGAAACCTCAAGGTTTAGCTCACGTGCGACCAAAGAGTTGACAGCTACGTGAACTTGTTCGTCACGAGAGATGTCAGCACTTACCGTGCGCAACCCCGCATCTCCGTTAAAACGGAAAAAGGGTAGTAGCACAAAGAAAATCGCACGTTCGGCAACCAGTGCCTTGAGGATCGTGTGATCCGGGTGAGCAACCCAAGCGTCGCGGAGGCGCATGGCTTCCGCTTCAGCTTGTTCGTCAACACCGATGGCATTGGTAATATAACCCAGTGCAAGGTCGTGTTTAATTTCGTCCTGGACATTGGATTGTAGGACTTCCCGTGCCAGCTTCGGTACATCGTTCCCAAGCGCATCAGTAATAAAGTCTCCTACCGGAAGTTCCATATGTCGGATTGCCAAAGCTCGGTAGATAGTTTCTTCCGCACCTTCGACAAGAGTACCTGCAGTCGTTTGTACAGGTGTCCAAGTTCTTTTACGTTCAAGGAGTTTTTGATAAGGGTTCATTCGCCGCAATTACAATCAGGAGCAGGGTCATTTAGAAGCGACTCCAGGTAATCGTCAACCTCTGACTCCTCCAATGCAGCGTATGCACTGGTCTTGTCTTGAGTGTCACCCATTACCTGAAGCGAATAGTAGAGACTCGTCTGGTCAGATGCCAGCCAGTCTTCAATAAACGCTTCGTCATAGGTGATCACATCGGACCAACTATTGAAGCTGTAGCCGTGCAGAAGTCCGGTCTTATCAAGCATACGCATGATACCGTCTGCAACTTTTTTATATGCATCCCAGCCAACTTCCGATGCGATCTCAACAGGACCGTAGTCGTAGCTCTGGACGCCAAAGGTACCGCTATCACGGTCTACTTGACGGGCAATGGGAGGAGCAATCTCAGCGGTGGCAGTGTAGCCATCCGGGTCTTTGTATCTGTAACTACAAGAAGCAGTAGGAGCAATAGCGAAGGCACGATCCATGTTGTTAACTCGTGCAATCGACGCAGCTTGTGCGACGCCACTTAGGAACTCAAGAGCAAGGGTGGTAGCAGGGGTGAACTCTTTGATTTGATCACCACTGTTGATCATTTCCAAAGCATCACCAAATTGTTGGTACGTTATTCCGTACCTTCGAAGGAGGTTGGCAAGACCGAGCATTCCCAGTCCGACTTGTCGATCGACGTCGGGTGACAGGTATTCGCCAGACTCTCCAACGCCTGTCCTGCTATGGAGACTGCACAACTCGGACATACCTTTAACGAAAGCCGGTGCGATGTCTTCGACGTCACAGGCAGCGAGATTGACATGCTGCAACAAGCAAGTTCCTCGTGACGGCAAGTAAACCTCAAGGCAGACGTTACCACGGATTC